TGATGTTATTGAATCTGATGTTAATGGTTACATGGATGAAAATTTTGAAAACGCTATATTAAAATGTTTATCTCTTGATAGACATAAAGTTTATGTTAGCTCATTCAAATGGACTTGGGAAAATTGCTGGAAAATATTTAAAGAAAATCTTGTTCATAAATAATGTTTTAATCTAACTTGAGGTAATAATGAAAAAAATTGTTTTAGCTTTATGTCTTTTATTTTCTACAGCTGTTTTTGCAAATCCAATCGATGATAAATGTTCGCAATTAACTGTAAATGGGTCTCCTATATATCAATCGCGTCAAGGCGATCAAGAAATATGTCATGCAAATTATGCTGTAATCCATAGATGCGATGTTAAAGCTCCTATTGCGGTATTTGAACACTTAACTTCCGAAGATATATCTGGTCCAGCTAAACGTAAAGATAATTTTCATGCGGATCCATCTGTTTCTCCACAATGTTCTGCAACATTAGCTGATTATGCTACTGTTGGAAAGATTTACGATAGGGGTCATTTATCCCCAGCTGGAAATAATACTCAAAATACTGATATTATGGGGGAAAGTTTTGATTTAAGTAATATGGTTGCTCAAGTAGCTAATAACAATAGGGGAATTTGGAAACAGTTAGAAACAAAAGAACGTGATATGATTTCTACTCCAGGAACGGATTATTATATTATATCTGGAGGAATTTTTGATGAAGGGCATAAAGTAACGGGTAATGGATTAGGTATTCCAACTAGATTATATAAAATAATTATTGAAAAAAATACTATGACTATTCAAGCATATTTAATGCCAAATGCAGCATTACCTGTTGCAGATTTACCGAAATATCAAGTATCGCTTGATGAAGTTGAAAAAGCAACACAAATAAATTTTAAATTATTTAAATGATTTTATAAATAAAAAGGTAGTCGCGGATCCCCCGATCCCACTACCTCTAAACATTTCTTACTACAACCAGGAGGCTGTAAATGTTCAGTAATAATACTTATATTAATATTATATCAGAATTGTCAATTAATTCTAAAGGTTATACAAAATATTTAAAATGGTATATTTCAATTATAGAAAAAGCCAAAATTAGAGAATTAATCGGATATAAAGAAAAACATCATATTGTTCCAAAATGTTTATTTAATTCAAACAATAAAGATTTAAATAATCTTTTGTATGAATCATCAGAACACATAGATAATTTTATAAATTTAACTGCAGAAGAACATCAAACTGTACATTTATTATTAACTAAAATGTTTTCTAAAAACTTTAGCAAATACAATTCATTAGTTTATGCAGCTAATATGATGTCAACTTCTTCTAATGGAAGAAGATTAACTAATAAATGTTATGGATGGGTAAAACGAGCTTTATCCGAAACAACTAAAACTATTAACGAAGAAAAAATTAAAAATGGTACGCATTTATTTTTAAACAGTGAATTTCAAAGTTGGATTAGTAAAAAAAGAGTTTATGATGGAACGCATAATTTATTAGGCGGTAATATACAACGAAAATCAAATCAACAAAGATTAGAAAACGGAACGCATCATTTTTTAACAGATAATCCCAATAATAAAAGAATTGCTAATGGGACGCATAATTTTTCCGGAGGAGAATTTGTAAAAAGCCGAGCGGATCGCGCAATATACAAAGAAGTAAAAGAATTATATAAAATACATAATTTAAAAATTCCTAAAAATACTTTTATGCGATCAGATGAATATTTAAAAAATATAAAACAGGAATTGTTATCCATATGAAGATTGGTTCTAAATTAAAAGCATTATTAAGTCCTTATTGGGCAATATTAACCCTTTTGATTGTAATATGTATACGAATAGATGATCCATACTTTGTGTCTTCCACCCGATTAAAATATTTCGATACATTAATTACATCTAAAGCTCCAACAGAAAATAATGTTTATACAGTTAACATTGATGAAGCAGCATTAGATAAGTATGGTCAATGGCCATTTAAACGCGATTTTTATGCAGATACAATTGAAACATTATATTTACATAATGCAGGATTAGTTGTATTTAATGTTTTAATGAGCGAAACTGACCGTTTAGGCGGAGATGATAAATTAGAACAAACTTTAAAAGTATTACCTGTTATTTTACCTAGTGTTCCTGCTGGTAAAACTAAAAATACTCCAAAGAATCCTGGATCGGTAATTTTAAATCCAGAATATCAAGATAAAATAGTTAGCTATCCTGGAATTATTTCCAATATTTCTGCATTAGAAAATAGTTCTGCTGGTGTTGGAACTGTTAATACGCTACCGGAAATTGATGGAGTTAATCGCAGAGTTCCATTACTAACATCAGTTAACAATGTATTGTATCCAGCATTAAGTTTAGAAACGTTACGAGTTCTTGCACAGGATACAACATTCCAAGTAAAATTAAATGAATTGGGTGTAGAAAAACTGCGCATTCCACAATTTGGTCCAGTTACAACAGATAGTCTAGGTAGAATCTGGATTGATTGGAGTCAAAAAAATCAAGCAGTAAGCATTACTGATATTCCTGCTGATTTTGGTGGAGCTGTGGTTATTGTTGGAACAACTGCTGCTGGTATTGCAAATCCATTATCAACACCAATTGGAGCGGTTTATCCGCAAGATGTTCAGGCGGCTGTTATTTCTACTATGATTAATGGCGTAGTTATAGAACGTCCTGATTGGACAGATATGGCTGAAGCATTGGCTATATTCTTAGGAGGAGCCTTAGTTGTCGTTGGATCGCGCTGGACGTATGCATTTGTTCCGGTAATACTAACGTTAGGTGCAAGTCATTTCGCAGCTGCATGGGTCTTTAAGAGCTATAATATGCTCATTGACATTACAGCTTTTGTAATTGGAATTGCATTAGTTTACGGGCATGCATATACCGTTAAATTTCTTTCTGAATATTTACAAAAAGAGCAAATTAAAAAACAATTTGGCGGATACGTTTCCCCTGTAATGGTTGAAAGATTACAAAAAAATCCAGATTTAATTAAATTAGGCGGAGAAAGAAAATTAATCTCCTCTGTTATGACGGATCTTCGCGGATTTACTACTTTAGGCGAATCATATGGTGATGATGTTGAGGGTTTAACTCAAATCATGAACGATTATATGACTGCTATTTCTGAACCTGTATTAAAAAATGATGGATGTATTATTAAATTTATTGGCGATGCAAGTTTACACATTCATGGTGCTCCATTAGATGATGAAAATCATGCGAAAGTTGCTGTTCAAACTGGATTAGAAATGGTTGAGGCTGTTACTCAATTTAATAAACAGTTAATTTCTCTGGGTAAACCTCCAGTTGGTATGGGTGTTGGTGTAAATTCTGGACAAATTTTAGTAGGTAACATTGGATCGAAATATAGATTCGGTTATGATGTACTAGGAGATACTGTATCATTAACTTCTAGATTAGAAGGGCAAACAAAAGGATATGGCGTGTTACTAATCCTTGGGGAAACAACAGCTGAATTAGTTAAAGATGATTTTAAATTAGCAGAATTGGATTGCATTGCAGTTAAGGGTAAACATATTGGTGTAAAAATGTTTACAGTAGCCGAAACTTTACCTGCGCATCAACAATATTTGAATGCATATTATGCAGGAGATTGGGGATCTGCTAGAGTTATATGTAAACATTTAGCTGAACAACCTGGACCTCTACAACATTATTATGAATTAATGCTAGAAAGAATCTCAGGCGAATGTCCAGCTAACTGGGATGGTGTATTCCACGCCCTCTCCAAGTAATTAACAACCTGTATAAACGTTGTTAAACTCGATAATAGAATCTGAAATTTCTTGATATGTTTGATAGAAAATATCTGGTTTACAGGCATAAAATTCACCCTGTACACCTTGAATAATATAGTCACCTTCGATGGCTATATGTTTGACCTGATAGGAATCCTGGCCATCTTCTAGGGTTCCAATTTGGAGCCATCCTTTAGCATCCATACGTCGCTCTTTTCCACAAGAAACGAATTCATCCCCAAGCCACTCTTTTAGTTCCTGAATACACTTATTGTTATATTCAAATTTAATCGCCTCAATGGTCACTGGGCGTTTCATATATTGTTTAATCATCTTCGAACACCGCTACGACTTCATCTTCTGAAACAACCCATAACTCTCCAGAAACATTTTTTGCTTTATTCCAATTCAAAAGGATAATGTCGCCTAATTTAAGTAATGTAACATCATGACCTAAGTTCATGACCTTTCCTTTTGTATTATCTTCAGAGTTAACGCCATAAATTAAACCCTGATATTCCGCTTTTTGTTTTAAAACAAGAACGTTTTTTCCCAATACTTGCATAATATTTTCCTATAGTTAATAAAAGGGGATGTTTCCATCCCCAAGCCGTTCTGTTTCCAAGTGGCAAACTCAGGCAGTAGCTATCAAGCAGCTAAAGCCAAATTGTAAACGTCATCGTTTGCATTTACTTTGTTTTATGCTGATTACGTCAGTCATCTCTCGTGTTGCCTTCTCTACTATCTCACCTGATCGAAACCATGACAGCCCCATCAAAAACATACTATTTGAGTCTTTAAACTCGATCACCATTCAGTAGATTACCGCGAATAGTCTACCTTCTGAGTCTAATATGTTTATGGTGGAGCTGGAGGGATTCGAACCCTCGTCTCAGATGCCTTCATTTTGAAGGAGTTACAACAATTCAGTTACTTTCCTGAGAAAGTTTACACAGTTTACGCTTTAATAATAAAAGTTCAATAGTATTATCAAGCGTTTTTCTATAATTTAATATTTCTACTTTTTTCTTTAGTGAAAGATTATTAAAGTTTCTTCTTGTTACTGGCCAAATCTCACCATTCATCTAGGTTTTCCTAGATTTAGCAGTACAACCAAAAAGAAAACAATTAATGCTAATTCAGAAATTTTAATCGCTATAGCTGGAACTGCCATTAATAATAAAAAAAATAATACAACGCCTAATATAAATTTTTCAATAAGTTTCATAATTAACTTGGATATAGTAACATTAATGCATCGAGAACAATGTCATCAATTGGATTGTGTTTAATAACTACGTTTCTGTCCCATGTTCCAGAATAAGTTTCTGGATTAATATCACAATAACCGCGAGTGGATTTAGTAGCAGCCAAATCAACATATGTTCTCATATCTCGATAATTTGAATATTGCATAATTGGCTCATCGCCAGTTGCTTTACATAAACTATCTATAACAACCTGATCCAAACTGCCTCGAGTCCAGATTAACGTAGTTTTTGGGTCGCAATGAGAAGCAATATAATTTCTAATACAAGCAATTGCTTGTTTAGCTGGTAAATCTTTTTCACTTGGATAAAAACTTTGTTTCTTAGCTAAATCACATTGTTTATTCCACCAAGTAATGGTATCTTTTTCGGTAACGCGATTGTATTCTTTAACTTGTTCTTTTACATTAAATTTAACAAACAAAGAATTTTCGTATAACGATTCCCATGTATGTTTTTCAGCGGGATTTAAATAAACAATAGCAGCAGATAAAATAACTGAATTGGATTCAGCTCCAAGCGTTTCTACATCATAGACCAACATAATAACTCCAGAAATTAAACACTATTATTTTTTTGTAATCTCGCTAAATCTCCATCCATCATAGAAAGTTTTTTAGTTCGTTGCGTATCTTTAATTAATTCGTTAATTAACAGAGAAGATAATTTAATCAATTCTTTTGTTTGAGGCTCATCTAATTGATTATTGTTAAACCCATTAAGAAGTTTTCCATATTTTGCTAATGGCGTTTTTAATTTTGGGTTTGTATAATTTATTTTCATTTCTTTTTCTATTAATCTAAGGTGATAATATTCCGGAGCATCTTTGATTTTAAGCGGAAATCCATTAGCATTCCATATAATTGGATAACGATAATTTCCAAACAAAACTACTCCTAAGATTTTATCATTAAGAGTATCGCTAATTTCAAATTTATATCCAGCTGCAACCACTATAGTTTTATTTATAGTATCTGGAGTAATTAAATCGATAATTCTTTTAGAGGTGTTCAATTTTAACTCCGTCGTTATTTAAAATTGTTTTAAATAGATATTTTCTATCTTCTTTTTTAACTAAATTTAATTTAATAGCAATTTGAGTTGCAAACTGCCATTTAATAAAGTAATCCGGTTTAGCAGTAATTAAAATATTAAACTCACCAATTCTAAACGCTACCATGTCGTCATCTGAATATGTTGCATCGGCTCCGCATTTAGAATCAACCGGATGCTCCACTTCCCACTTTTCAATATTATCAACCAATATCATAATATCGATATCGTTATACGGTTCTGTGGGGCAAATATATTTAGAGCCTGTGTACAATACCTCTTTTGCCTCGGCGATTATTTGTTTAATATATTCTGGAAGATCTTCTTGAATCATAATAAATCCTCTAATGAATTAGCTGTAGTTTTATCGTTTCTAATTCCATCAAAAATTGGTAAGAATAATGACTTTTTATCAGAGCCTTTGCTTGAAATAATACAGTTATATTTTACCTGAATGATTTTACCAATATATAATTCTGGATTATCGCGTTCGCCTTGTTTATGTTTAAAACCGCTACCAACATTCACTTCTAATTGACCGCATGAAGTTTGACAAAGTAACGCACCAAGCATACCATCAAACTGAGTTCCAGGAGTTCCTAGTGTATAACCAACAACTAATAAATCGGCAGGATCTTCAGCTTTGAGTTTTAGTTGATATTTGGAGCGTTTTGCTTCCCAGATACCATTAATTGATTTAAGTATTCCTCCTTCTTCTCCACGGTCTAAATTACGTTGGTATTTTTCCATTACTTCTTCACGAGAATTAACTATTTCAGTTTCAACAACTTGTAACCTATTATCAGAAAAATCTTTTAAACTTTCAACAACTTTTAATCGTTCGCTATATGGAATTTTACAAATTTCCATAGAAAAATCTTGATATGGAATCCAATCCCAAACAACAACATACAAGCCTTTTTCTTCTTCAGGAGTAATAGTTCCACGAACAGCTTTGGT